GAGGGATCGAATGTTATGGCATGAGGTCTCATTTAATTCTCGTAGTTAGGTGATAAATGATGGCTGGTATTTCCGCCGAGACGGCTACGCCGCAATTCTGCCCTTGATTTAGTATTGGGCCATTTGGCGTTTTTGCCAGTTGTTTTGGCTTTTGAATTGTCGTTGAGTTCTTTAGCGGAACCGACGACGTCCTCGAGGTCGATGCCCCAAAGCTTGGCCGCTTTTTTGACATCGATACCAGCGGATTTCAATGTATTAATCCAGAATTCTACTGGATTTGTGTCGGATTTGACTTTCTCGGTCTGGGCCTTAAGTAGATTTACCTCTTGCGCCTGTTTTTTGATGTTGAGCGCAGAGGCAACGCCTGCACCTGGAATGTTCTGGCCTGTGGCATTAGCGCCAGAAGGTGAGGGTGAAGAAGGCGTTGAAGCACCACCGCCGGCAGCGAGTATGGGGTTAAGTCCGGCGGCTTTCATGTCGCGAACATTGCGACGAACGGCGGTATTCGACATTCGCCGGGTGAAACCCCGGGCGATCTGTGCCTGTTCGGCCTGAAAGTCGCGGTTGATCGACGCTTGCTCGGCGTCGAATTGTTGTTGCTGGTAAGCACCGTATGCAGAAGAAGCCCCACCGAGAAACCCGGTGGGGTCAAGGGCGGCCGCGCCGCCCAGAAGCGAAGAACCGAGAGCACCGAGACCCATTAGAGTCTCGTCAGTCCAGGAATGCCATACATTGGCATTGGCCGTGCGCAATTAAGGTTATAATACGCATCGAGTTTGAATTGCGGCTCATCGGGTGTCGCTATGACGCGATCCACAGGTGGATCATCGGTGATAAATTGATCGCCCAGGACCGGAGCGGTTGCGAAGTCCTGGGATAAATGCCAATAATCGAGCGATTGCGGATCGACAGACCGCATCTTGCCGGTGATCATGCTCGGTTTATAACGATATTCGGCGAAACGCTCCTGATAGCCGAAGACAATGTCATCATTAGAGGTACCGTCGGCAAAAATTTCTTTTTGGAGGACAGTCTGCTCGCCGATCGTGGCGAGCTCGGGCCAATAGAAGTCAAATCGAGTTTGACGAGACCACGAGCGCTCGAGGCCGCGCTGGTAAGTCAAGTCGGCGCGGACCACCATAAAGCCGATTATGATGGTGTGTTCTGTGAACGATTTAGTAAAGCCGTGACCGTTTGCGCTCATCGTTCCGACTGCAGCAAGGTTACCCTGTGGGGATACGTCCGCAACGATACCGGTCGGCGTGGTCTGCGCCACCGGTGAAAAATTGATTTGTGAGCGGCCGCCGCCGAGAAATCCGGGGCGCTGCAGGCGGAGATCGGGAGAGGTGACGTTAAAGTGCGCTTTTATCACCTCGATATATCGTGTTCCGCCTCGAGCGTCTTTTTCAAAGAGCCGCTGGACCGCAATTGACTGGCGCAGCTGGTTGATTGTTGCGGCGGTTGCATCAGTCAGATCGGCAAACATTTCGGCGGTTCCAGTACCCGCCGCGCTAATTTTAAGGTTTGCGCCAGACGAATCGAGGTCTTTTTGCACTCCGGCCTGTTCGTTGAATATTGTGAGGGTATCGCCAGCTGCTCCCGAAGTGTTTATCGGTGCGCTTGTCCCCAGAGGAATCGTTACGGCACCAGAATCGGATTTCTGGGGCCAAGGCAATGCGGAAGTAAAATAATCGTGTCGCTTGCCACGGCGGAGCAGCTGGTAATCAGCTGGATCATCTGGGCCATCGTCGACGGTGCGGGGGACCATGGTTTGCAAATTTTGGTCCCTGTACCAGGTATTCCAGATATGGTTTATTGCCCGGAGGGGTAGAGCGCTATGCTCGAGGCCAGCGACACCAGTAGGAATGCCCAGGTAATCGTATATCGAACCAATATCGTAGCCACCCGCGGGGGAGGTGATTGTCGGGATGAGGTAATCGGTCGAATCACCTGGGTTATCTTGTTCGCCATTGAATTTCTCCCAGTTTTCCCAGACTTGGCGCATGGGAACTTCGTAAAACATGGTCTCGAAATACATGTTATCGAGTATCGGCACGATCGGCGTATTAAGCCGTGCGAAGAAACTCGCATTGAGATTGAAGGAATCGCCCGGCAGGGCTTCATCATAAAAGCAGGGGACCAGGAACCCGGCATCAAAAGTGGTTTTGTAATTATGAGATCGATCGAACCTTGACCTTTGGATGCTCGGTGATGGTATACGTGCGAAATCGTGCTGCGAGACGGATTGCATTATTTTGGCTCCACAAGTGATAGGCCGATCGCGATTGAAACGATCTTGTCCTGGGTAATAGTGCCGAGTGTATCATCGAATTGTCCCATATCGAAGAGTGTATAATCCTCGGGATGCTTTCCGAACTGATGTTCGGGATCGTTGCAACAATCTGCGAAGGTCCGAAGGGCGCGGCCTTCGGCATGGTCGTAGAAAGGAGGCGTGTAGCTATCGCCCTTTGAATCGTAAACCGAGTACATTTTATGAATCACTTTCATAGCTCCTGGCTAGTTGTTTAAATTTCAGTAGTTTGGATTTCTCGCGAACAGCCAGCCGATCAGGGGTATTGTCTGCGGCCCGCTTGGCTGCTTCGCGCTTTCGTCGCAATTTAATAGTTCCGAGGTCAGCTCCGTTGAGCTCCATGACTTTGTCATAGTAGCGCGGAAGTTTAAGTTTCCGGTTTTGGTGCACCGCGAAGTCGGACGGGTATACGTCAGTTTGAAATTTTTCAAGCCAACGCTTTCCAACTGCCGGATTAAGTGACATATTCGTGTATTCCGGTTCAAGATTAATGGGGTTTCCAGTATGTTCGCAGGTGGTTTGATAGTGGTCATGGCTTTGTTCTCCGGTTATTTTCTTGGTGACATATCGAGCAACGTAGGCAGCAGTTTCGAATGTTACATCACCTATACTGGTGAAGCCGTGGCCCCAGATTTCATCGAGAAGCGGTGAGTTGTATAAAATAATGCCCTCGGACTCGCGGATCGGGTCCTTGTCCGTAAAATCGAGTCCGAAAAGACAGGCGTGATAATGGGGACGTTTCAAATTCTCCCCATATTCCCCGCACATGTAGTAGGAGATCTTCTTGCTGTAGAAGCGTGATCGGAGTCGTTTCATAAAGTCCGTGAAATGCCACTTTACAAGTGATCCGTCCGATGGGAGGTGTTCGGGCGCATAGGTCAGCGTGATAAAAGAGTTCTGGTCGTGTAGTTGAGCCTCGTGGACACAACGTATAGCCCACTCTAGTGATCTGTCCAATTTGCAGCCGATACACCGACCACACGGTAGACTGAACCTTGTCGTAGTGTTCGCGGATCGCTTGAAGGCAATGCGTTTCTTGTTGAACCGCGTGTCTTCGGTCGTTCGCCATGCGTTTAAGGGTTTGTAGCATGGCATTAGTTATTGGGGAAGTTTTTCAGTTGCGGGAATGCGCGCGACCCGCATGTTAGCCTGGGGATTACTTCCAACCTCTTTCGCTTGCCTGTTAAGGAAGCCACAATAATGAATATAATCGAGTTCAGATACCTGTATCCATACCATTTTCGGAGGAACGTATGGAGGCGGAGGCGGAATCTCACCGGCCGCATACATATCGAATATGGTTACGCCCGGCCGCCGCCTCTCATGACTGTCGCCGGCTGGAGGTTGCGCTTGTGGACCCTGGTCCCGCGCTGAAAGTTTTTGTTTGATGCCTTTCGAGACATTTTGCTTCGTTTCATTTTTCATACCTGAATTTTAGTTGAGGTCGAGCCGATTGTCTCATAACTTGGAATTATATGCATAGAAAGGCGGTAGTTATAAGCTTATAAGTTTCCGTTCTAAGGAACGGGTTTTTAGGTGAAGGTTTTGGCAAACCTGTCACCTAGCACATATTACATCAAGTATAGGAATATGTGCGCGCGCCTTCGGCGCGGTTGAGGAAGGTGCGCAGACGCGCACGGGCTCCCCCGGCCTGTAGCCGGGGGGCCAAGTAGTTGATGGAGTGGAGTTAAGCCCCTCCTTGGAATGGTTCCCCGGGGAACCTGGGAGATTGAGTAGAGGATGGTCAGAGACCATAGTTGGACCCTACTGGCTGCGGGCCTAAAGGCCGGTAGCCAGGAACGGGTCCGTATTCACGCTTCGCGTGATTGCGCGCCCCACTGCAACTATGGAGTTGAGGGGCGCGCTTTTACAAGAGGAGTAGGCGGATATTTAAGAGTCAGTAGGGGGAGGGCCTACATCCTTGGGTTTAGAGCCGTCAGGAGGCTCTGAGGGCGCTGATGCGCGTTTTTTAGGGGACTTGTTAGGTTCGGGGTTGGACAAGGGGTTAGCGAGGCCGAGTTTAACAGCCTCTTCGTGGTTTTTTGGGTCCTGGATGAAGTCCAGGAACTGATCAGGAGAGTTATTGAAGCGTTTTCGAACACTGGACGGGAGCTCGGCAAACATAGAGTTTGCACTAGATATGATCAGTTGAGCGTCGAGGTAGTCGATCGCCGGTACATCGAGGTATTCCGGGGCGTGGGCTGCGTAGTGGTTAAGCACCCCGGTTTTTTGGAATTTAGCCATGATTTTATTAATATCGCACTCGTCTTTGAACGATTGCTTGGTCATGGCTTTCGAGGGATCGAATGTTATGGCATGAGGTCTCATTTAATTCTCGTAGTTAGGTGATAAATGATGGCTGGTATTTCCGCCGAGACGGCTACGCCGCAATTCT